ACCCACCCGGCAAGAACACCCGTGAATATTGTAACAAGATCGTAACAACGTTCACAAACCACCCGACACCTGGCTCCCGCCACCCGACCACCCGGCTTCGGTGTCCGATTTGGGAGGTTTGGGGAGGAGGCGCTACCCTCCTCCCCTTACCACTAGGCGCGGCTGGCCCAGCGCCACTCCTCGCACCATAGCGACCAGGCGTACTGTCCTGGCATCGGGCGCGGCGTGATGCGCTCGGGCCAAGTCTTACCCGCGTGACAGTTGGCGCACCGTACTTCGCACTTCGCCCACTCCGCGATGATCGTGCGGAGCGCGTAGCGGGTAGTCCCGTCGCCCGACGCCTTCACCATGTCGGCGGGATGTACCGCGCGTCCCGTACTGGTGCGGTACTTCGTCGCGGGGTCGATGTGATCGAACGCGAGCGCTGCGACAGGCTCCCGCGTACCACAGTCGGCGCAGCCTGAAGCGTGCCGTACCTGCTCGGACAAGGCGAGCGCGTAAGCGGCGGGGACGCGCTTCCCCAAGGCGTCGCCAAGCGACGCGGCAAGTGCAGTCAGGTCGATCATTCGTCAGCCCTCCGTGATCGTGTAGCGGTGAACAGGGGTCGCGTGCAGGGCGCGGTGCGTGTCCCGCGTAACGATGCACGCCTGACGCGAGCCGCGTGCGAGCACGGCTCCGTCGAGGGTGAGTGTGAACATCGGACTTCCTTCCTGTCGGCCCCGCGTGTCGGGGCGTAGCCCTAACGCTACTCCCGTACGGGGCCGTATCGGGCCGTATCGGGCCGTATGGCGCGTTCCGTTACCTAACCGTAACATTCGTGTGCCCACTATGTCCGTATTTGTCCGTTTCGTAAGCATACACCGTACACATCTACAAAATATTAAACTTTTGTCAAATCCAAAAATACAAAATTTTTAAACTTTTGCCAGGGTACAATATATGCATGAGACCTGTCAAGCCATGGGATTTATTAAATAAAGACAATTGGACAATAGAAGAGGTAAGAAATAAAAGACTAGAAATTTGCGGGGAATGTGAAAACTACAATTCTATTGGACAATGCAAGTTATGTCATTGTTTTATGAGTGCTAAAACATGGCTAGAAAATGCCTATTGTCCAATTCGCAGATGGTAAAATATACATATGGCAGGACAAAAGCCTTCATGGAAGTTACGCAGACGAGCAGTATTTGGCTCATTGCTTTTTGCAGGGGCAATCATAGTATATGTGCTTGCTCGTTGGGATGATACTTCTTTGGCACAAACAGCAGTATTAGGGGCTTTTGGTCTTATTGGTGCTATTGTTGCTTCATATATTGGTGGTGCTGTATATGAAGACACAAGGCTAAAAAATTTGGGGGAACAACAAATTCCTCCAACACAAGTTTCTGAATCAACAGATACAGAATATATAGGAATGGAGTAAACATGTTTACAATTCACTTTTGGAAGCAGGCAACCGAAAGATCACTCAAGACATTTGCACAATTTATCATCGTTCTCGGTGGTGCAGGCGCACTCAATGTCTTTGAAGTAGACTGGACACAAACACTAGGACTTGCTCTTGGTGGCGCACTTCTTTCATACGCAACAAGCATTGTTAGTGCAGGCGTAAAGAAGGAAGATAGTCCAAGTCTTGTAGAATGATGTTATAATTAAATAACAATTCTATAGGAGATATGTAACAAAAAAATGAACAAGGTCTTGGGCTTCTTCCAATCTAGAAAGGTTTGGATGAGGCCCTTTGACTTTTATACAGCACTTTTGCTTTTTGTTGCAGGATTTTATAGTATTATCAATGACACATGGCCTGAAAGCGTAGGAAATGACGTTACTGAAGCATTTATTGTTATCGTTTCTTTATATCTGATGACTGCGGCGGCAGTCATAATGGCTTCTCTATTATGCAAAAGAGCATCCAAACCAGTATTCTCTCTGATGGGTGAACTCTATGGTTGGATGTTTGTTGCAGCAGCCTCATTAGCCACAAGCCTTATGTATATAGGATCAGCAATATCACATACTCCTGATTCTTGGTGGCTTTGGGGAATTCTTCTTACTGTATGGGTGGGTATGACAATAGCAAGTTCAATACGATCTTTTGACCTATTTCTTGTTTATAGGAGTTTGAAACCATAATGGACCCAGCAATATTAGTCGCTATCATAGGTGTGCTTGCCGCCCCATTTGCCGCGCTCATAACGTGGATGCTTAATAGAAAGAAGCACATTGCTGACATTTACACGGCTTTGAGCGAGTCTTCACAAACCGCCGTCGAAACTATGCAACTTACTATGAATGAGTTGCGTACAGAGTTAGAAGAGGCTCGTAGAAAGATTGACGACCTTATTGCTGAGAATGAATTATTGCGTCACGACCTACACGAACTCAAGAAGCAGAATCAGGATCTAATGGCTGAGATTCGCGGTCTACGCGCTTCCTACGAGAAGTAATAACAGCGTGACAATTGCTGCAGCGAACCTCGCATTTACGAATCTCTTTTAATATAGTAGACCATGCATAGTCGCTGCGAATGAGATTGGAAACACTTGCTTTCTTATTATCCTCAATGTGATCAAACTGTAGCGCAACTGCGTGTTCATCATATCCGCAATCCACGCATCCATGCGCTAATTTGATCAAGCCTGCAAGACGCCATTTGGCTCCTCTTTTTCGCGCTCGCGGCGAAGGGAAAGCGTTAATGTGCCTATTAGATTCTAAACTCATTCCATGCCTTAGCGGTTATTGGGAAGTTTTGCTTAACTTCACTATTTATTGCCTCTGCGTATTGGCGTATTTCATATTGCGCGTGCAGATCTATTCTCAGCGAGAGGAAGTGCAGCAAAGCGTTCAAACTTGCCGTCCAGCGCCAGCGCACATACATGGCATAGGCGGGTAGCAGCAATCGTGCCTGTTCTGGTGCGACTCCATCGTTAAGTGCATCTAGATAAAGATTGTGGCCCTCTACAATCTGCTTTCTCAACTTCTGGGTATACTTTGCTCCAATAGACGCATCTAGGGCTTCTCCGCTGCCCTGCTTGCGATTCTCAGGTACTGAGCGCCATTCATTGGGATTGGGCAAATAGAATTGCTCATTCTCTGTAACATAGCGGCGTGAGGATTCATTCCATCCAAGTTGATCGTCTAGCATTGTGGAGGCGACATTATGCTTATACCATTGCCTAGCAACCATGAGCGGGGCATAGATTTCAAAAGTCATAGCGCAATGACGTAGGCAGGAATCATGCTTGTGTTTAACCAAGAAAGAAATTAGGGAAAGATCTCTGTCTTCTAAATCTGTTACTTCTTTATCAAAAGAAACTCTTGCAGCATTAACAACATCAATATCAGAACCAAGAACGGAAACGGTTCTAACATAACCATGATCAAGAACGGGAATCACAAAAAGCCTTTCATCTCTAGACCCTGCGGGTCTCAGTACCAGGAAGAGGAAAGAACATTCTTCTCTTCTTTCTTTCTTCTTATAGAAGAAAATTGTAATGACGTTTATGACACTTGTCAAGAAAAGCAGATAACATTCGTGTAACTATGTAAACCTGATATAATTAAATTAATATAGCATGAGGAGTTTTTGTGGATGTTACCAGGCAAGTATAACATGATATGTCCTCAAGGGGCAACGTTTTCAAAGCAACTTACTTATGCTATTGATGGTGATCCTGTAGATCTAACTACTTATGCTGCTCGTATGCAAGTTCGTGAAAAGCACACAAGCAAAAATGCAATATTAAGCATTACTACTGAAAATGGTGGGATTACGTTAGGCGATTCTGCTGGAACTATTGATCTTTATATTGCTGATGAAAATACTGCCGCTATACCTCCCAAAAACTATGTTTATGATTTAGAACTTGTTTCTAGTGGAGAGGTTTATAGGCTTCTTGAAGGAAAATTTATTGTTACTCCAGAGGTGACTAGATAATTGGCAGAGGTTACTGTAACGATAGCGGATTGTAATGTAGAAATTTGCATCGGAGAATCTGGTCCACAAGGACCGCGTGGGTCACAACTTTTGTCGGGGAATACAGATCCCTCGGCAAGCATTGGCCTAATTGGAGACCAGTATATAAATACTAGTACTGGGTATCTTTTTGGTCCAAAAACTGCTAGTGGTTGGGGAGTAGGAGTCCCGTTAGGCAATAACGATCCAGATGATCTGGGTCAAGTCTATACGCAAACTTCTCCTTCCACAGTATGGAACATAGTTCACACCTTGTCCTTTGTTCCAAACATTATTATTGTCGATTCCGAAAAGAATGTTGTAGAAGGCGATTATGAATATGTAAGTGATAATGAAATTACTGCAACATTTAATACTGCAATTTCGGGAAAGGCATACTTATCTTAGAAAGGAGATGAGTTTATATGGCTAAAAGATTTCTTACCCACATTGATTTAGCGGGTAATCAAATCCTTAATGCTGCCTTCGAAAAACTCGCTGCAGATCCAACTACTGGCAATTTTGAGGGCCGCGTTTATTACAACACAGCATCAGACGAACTTAGATTCTATGATGGCACTACATGGCAGGTTGTCGGAGACAAGATTGCTATTCAGGGAACTGAAAATGAGGTAACAGTATCATTTGCTGCTGAGACCAATACATATACAATCAGTCTTCCAGAAACCATTGCCGCTTCCATTACTGGAAATGCTGCAACAGCAACTAAGTTGGCTACAGCCCGTGACATTGCGCTATCTGGCGACGTTACTGGTACTGCATCATTCGATGGTTCTGCCAATATCAGCATTTCAACAACAATTGCTGCTAATAGCGTTGCTCTAGGTACAGATACTACTGGGGATTATGTTGAAAGCATTTCTGCAGGAACTGGTGTAACTGTAACTGGAGGAACTGGTGAAGGATCTACTCCATCAGTTGCTATCGGTCAGGACGTTGCAACAACTGCAAGCCCAACATTTGCTGGGGTAGCAGGAGGCAATGTTCAGGTAGGAATTACTGGCGACAATGAGATTGATACTGATGAAGGCAATCTAACCATTGATTCAGCAGGCGGAACGGTAACAGTTGATGACAATCTGATTGTTTCTGGAGACCTTACAGTTCAAGGAACTACTACTACAGTAAGCACAGAAACTCTTCTTGTTGCAGACAATATTGTTACCCTAAACTCTAATGTAACAGGCTCTCCAACAGAAAACGCTGGCATTGAAGTTGAGCGCGGTACTGATCCAAACGTTGTACTTCGCTGGAATGAAACAGATGATACATGGGAAGCCACAAGAGATGGTTCAACATACCATGCACTTCTTCTTGACGGCGATCCAATTACCGTTAATGAAATTACTGGATTCCAGGAAGATGTTGAAGATATTGTCGGTGGAATGGTTTCAGGAAGCAATTCTCTTTCTGTCACCTACACAGACAATGGCGCAGCAGCAGGAACCCTTGCTCTTGACACCACACTTGCTACAACAAGTTACTTGTCAAAGACTAGCGGCCTTGCTGTAGACATTGCAACCTTAGAAACAAAACTTGTAACAGATTCTTTCACCAAGAAGGCTACTGCAAATGTAGGAAATGGAACAAACACTTCATTTGCTGTATCACACAATCTTGGCACAAGAGATGTTCAGGTTCAGATATATGACAATGCCACATATGACACCGTTGAGTGTGACGTAGTGAGAACAGATGCAAATACTGTAACTGTTTCCTTTACTGTTGCCCCCACCAATGATGCATACCGCGTAGTTGTAATTGGATAATTTTGAGAGGGAGGGGGTAGAAAATAAACTACCCCCTCTCAATCAAAGAAGGTAGAATAGGTATATGACAAAAAGATTTCTAGTCCCTATTAGCACAGATCATATTGATCTTGATCTTAACAATGTCTTCCCCAATGCGGCGGGAAGAATTAGATGGGATTCAGAAGAAGGAACTGTCGATCTTGGAATGAACAACAACGTTGTTCAGTCTGTTGGCATGGAGTTTTTCATGCCCCCCACAAAGAATAATTCGGGTGTAGATATTCCAGCAGGGTCTTTTGTTATGGCAACGGGGGCACAAGGAGATAGAATAACTATCGCTAAGGCGGTATCTAACTCTACAGTAGATGCAGAATATATGATCGGTATCGCTGCCCACACTATATTGGACGGCTCAGAATCTGGACTAATCACTACTCACGGAACAGTAAAAGATATCAATACAAGTCTATGGGAAATTGGAGATATTCTCTATCCCAATCCAGCAGTTCCTGGCGGGTTAACAAAAGTAGAACCATCTGCACCAAACATTAGACTTCCTATTGCTATTGTTTTAAGAAAACATGAAAATACTGGTCGTATTTATGTGAGAATGGATGTCTCTCATAAATTATCGGAAACATTAGATGTAGATATATCTTCTCCTCAAAATAATGACGTTCTTTCTTACAATTCTACTTCTGGAATGTGGCAAAATACTCAGCCACCATCAATAGTTCCATCTGGCACAGACTACCCCTTAACAAATTTAACAAATGGGGAACTTTTTTATAATACGTCAAACGGAAGAACTGGAATATATTTCTCTAATATTTGGAAAGAATTTGCCTATGTTGGTGACTCTGCCTCTATAGACAATGGAAACTCTTTTACTCAGAATTTTGAAAATACTTTGGATGGAGGTAACTCATCGACAACAATATTCGTCGGAAGTTATGATGGAGGAGTTGGATTATAACATTTAATGTTATAATTTGATGAGGAATTAAAATGGCGACACTTATACAGGTTAGAAGAGATACGCAGGCTAATTGGACGGCTAACAACCCCATCCTTGCCGCTGGCGAAATTGCTTTTTCTACAGATCAATATAGAATTAAAATTGGTGATGGAACGTCAAACTGGTCAACACTTGACTACATGACAGCAACTGCTACAGAAATTACAAACCAAATTAATGCTGCCATTTCTGGACTTATTGATTCTGCACCAGAAACACTTAACACTCTTAATGAAATTGCGGCGGCAATCAATGATGACGCAAACTTCTTTAATACTGTTGCCACCATAAATTCTCCATCATTTACTGGCTCCATCACCTTAGACTCCAAAGTTAATCTAGATACATCTACAACATTGATTTCTGCAAATACCGCCACTACAATAAATGCATTGGCTGCTTCATCATATAGAAGCGCAGAATATCTTATCCAGGTTAGTCAAGGAGCAAAGCAAACTCTTTCCAAAGTAATTATGCTTCATGATGGAACTACCGCTAATATTGCTGAGTATGGTGTTATTGAATTGGGCTCACCAAGAATTCCTTTAACCATCTCTGCAACCCTCTCAGGAGGAAATGTTTTACTTCAGGCAACAATCACGGACGCTGAAACCACAAGTGCTTCAGTAGAAGTAATTAGAACAGCAATCGTGGTATAATAAAAATAAATAAATAAAAAGGGGATAGTGAACCTTATGGCAGACAAGAACTTCAAAGTAAAGAATGGCATAGAAGTTGGTGACAGAGATATTGTCACACCAGATGGTGTCATTACCCTTCCAACAGGAACTCACGAACTTGCTCCTACCGATTCCCCCGTTTTTACGGGTACAGTCGATGTAACAGGAGCCACATTTGATGGACTTGACGCTTTACCAGATCAGGCAGGAAATGCGGGGGAATATCTAACAACAGATGGAACTACTGCCTCCTGGGTGCCTCTCAATGTAGAGCCCGTAATTCACCCCATGTTCATTATAGGAGGAGTATAAAATGGCAGAATCATATAAGAGATTAGGCACTATTAATGCTATTGATGATAGGGAAAAACTTTTTTATATCGCTCCTGCTGACACACAAACTTTAATTTCTAATATTACTGTGACTAATCTATCATCACAAGACACTACAATTGATATCAATGTATATGAAAGTGGAATTACGCAGCAAAGCGACTTAAATGATGCTTTTACTTCTCAATTTATTGTTGGAGGAAGAAACTCGGCGCAGGGATATTCAACAGATGGAATAAATTGGGTCAACATAACATTGCCAATTAATGATTCATATGGGCACTGGCAATTCGATTTTGGAAATGGCAAGATTTTAGGAATTCTTGACTCAAATGATTATCCAGTTATTGCCACAAGTGTAGACGCACTTGCATGGACTACTTCAACATTGTCATACTACCCTACAGGTGTCGCTTTTGGAAATGGAAAATTTGTTATTCTTGCTGGCCAATACTCCCTTGTTTCTACTGACGCTGTTTCCTGGACAACAGGAACGCTTAATTATGGCTATGAGAATCTTTCATTCGTTAATGGTTTTTTTGCCGCAACCTCCTTTTGGGGAGCAACCCCTGGGGTGGTATTTTCTACAAATGGTACTACATGGACCCCAACAACATTGCCCTTTAATAATATGATTTCAGAGGTTGCTTATGGAAATGGCGTATATGTTGCAGTAAGAGGATATAGAACATCTACTACTACAGACATAGCCGCATATTCTACTGATTTGATAACATGGACTTCAACTACATTGTCAGCAATTCAGGGGTGGATGGGTGTTGCATATGGCAATGGAAAGTTTGTCGCTGTTGCTTACGGAAACCCTTCAAGTAACCAAACTAATCAAATTTCTATATCAACAGACGCAATAACATGGACGGCTGCAACAATATCTTCAGTCTCTCGCTGGCTGGATATAACCAATGATGGTGAAAAATTTGTTGCTGTTGCTAGTGGTACAACAGCATCGTACTCTACCGATGGAATAACCTGGACATCAACATCTGTTCAGGGGAACAGCGAAAGAACCATTGCATCTGAAAGATCATTGAAAAAATTTAATTCTGATGCTTCAAAAAGACTTTATAATGATTTAAAAATTCAAGCAAACGATACAAAAGTTCTTGAACCAGGAATTGCCTTAGAATCAGGATCTTCAATAGTCATAAAAAATAATTCAGGTGGCAATTTAATATTTTCCGCCTTCGGAGTTGAACTATCATGACAGATTATAAAATATTAGGACAGAGTGCCCCATCCAATCTTATATTTGAAGATGTTTATTCTACTCCGACTAATAAAACAGCACTAATTAGAGCAATAAACGTAATAAACAATTCATCAAATTCATCAGACAAAATTAATATTGGGACAAAGGAAAATACTGGAGTACAACAGAGAGAACTTTTTATTAGACGCGGCCTTAATGGAATTGACACTCAAATAAGCAAAGATGGAATAATTTGGGAGACAAAACTTAAATTCATTAATGGACAAACTGGATTTTTTACTTCTTATGCAGGCAATTTTGGACAAGATGTTTTGTTGAATAATTTTTCTTATATTGCAAAGAGTCAAGACCTTATTAATTGGACAGGTTGTACTATACCATTTTTCCTTTCAATCGGCGGAGTCGGCGCAATTGTTGCTTCTTCAGAAAGAGTGGTTGTTTCGGGTAATTATGGAGCCTATGCAACATCAACAGATTTAATAACTTGGGAGTCTAGTAGCGAAAAGATTGGATTTTTAGCACAAGGTGGAAGCAGTATTTTATACAATGATGGAAAGTTTGTCTCAGTTGGAGGTTCTGGTCCTATAGCATCTACCTCTACAGACGGTATAACTTGGACCTTCTATACCGTAGGATCATTGTCATATCGTGATTATAGTAGAGGATCAGCCATTTATGGAGGAGGCACTTTGCTTTTAGTGCCAGGATATACAGCAGATGTAATTTCTTCTACAGATGCCATTACATGGACGATAAGTTCGACATTGGTTACTAATAGTAAACGATATGCATCTGCTGCACATGGAAATGGCATATTCCTTGTTGGATATGAAAATTCTTCTACTCAAGCGTCCACTTCTACAGATGGCATAACTTGGACGGTAAATTCTTCATTTTATAATTATTACAGTAGTCTTTTTGGAGGTGTAAGTGGAATTAAATCAATTTCTTTTGGATCTGGTAAATTTGTTGTAATTCCTGACACCTATGGCGCCACTATATTTCCTTATTCTACAGATGCAATAACATGGAATCATTCAACATTGCCAGCATCTACTAATTGGATAAAAATTATTAGTGATGGTACTAATTTTTTTGCTCTTGCACAGGATGGTTCTGGTGCCTACTCCACAGACGGAATAACTTGGACGGCACGATCTTTTCCAGAGGCATTTGCCTCCTCAACTCTGTCTTATAGCCGTATTAACTATGTAAATAACAAATATATAGTTACTGGATATTTTGGTAGTTATATCCCAAAGGCATATACAAGCACAGATGCAATAACTTGGACAGAAAATACAGCAAAATTTTTCTCTACCCATCCTACTGCATCCATTGCTTATGATGGTGTTTCGCAATTCATGGCCCTTGGAAACGGTTCAAATCTTCCATTCCGTTCCACAGATTTGATTTCGTTTGATGGTCCATATGTAACTCCTAGAATGGGAAACAACACTACTACTTCCATACTTGAATACGGAAATGGGCTATTCGTCGCTTTAGATAGAGATACATACAATTTTGCCTATTCAACTGATGGAGTACTATGGACTGCTAGTACATTACCAGCAGCCCCTGTTGGTGATTTTTATGCTGGAAAAGTTATTTATAAAAACTCTAAGTTTGTTGCTATTGGAACTTCACAATTTTCATATATATCAACAGACGGTATTACTTGGTCACCTAACACCATGTCTTCTGTATCAGTAACTTGGAGAGATATTGCCTATGGCAATAATGCCTTTATTTGTACAAAAGCAACACAGGACGGAGTATATTCAACAGACGGCATTACCTGGACTCCTATGACGTTCCCAACTGGAAATTGGTATGATGTAGCATATGGGGACAACAGGTTTATTGCTGTTGGATTGCCTGTAGGAGGGATCACCAGTAATGCTCAAGGAATTTCAGCATATTCAACTGATGGAATTACTTGGACTCTTAACGAGATTATAGACACTCATTATCGCGGCGAGATAAAGAATATTCAGGCATCTTATACAAACATGGTTACCCAAAATGATTTATTTTTTGCTAATTATGAAATTTTACCAAATGAAACGGTAACAATTAAGGGTGGACACATAGTAGAAGAGGGACACGATCTTGTCTTTATGTCAAAAAATGGCACAACTACATTCCACGCTTTCGGAGGAGAAATTTAATGGGCATTGAAAGAACATCAAAAACTGTTTTTGACAATTTAACTGTTTCAAATGATATAAATGTTTCGGGTGACTTAGATGTTTCAGGAAATTTGGATGTTTCTGGAGATATCTCAGAATTGTCAGATTTATTAGGGAAAAGAATTGTTTTTACGACAAGCAATCAAATACTTTATTCTACAAATGGCCGTACTTGGAATCAAAATTCAATGTCATCCTCCTCTCTCCCAGATTCAGCCGCATTTGGAAATGGATTGTTTGTTGCTGTAAGGAATTACAATAATTCTGTTAGCATCTCCACAAATGGAATCACATGGACTTTGGGAACATTGCCTATATCTAGAACAAACGATGGAGGCATAACTTTTGGTAAAAATATCTTTGTTGTTACATCGGGAGAGCAAGACGTATCCTACTCCACAGATGGAATAACGTGGTCTTCCTCATCACTACCATCCACGGTGTTCGGTGGCAGGGTTGCTTATGGGAACGATGTTTTTGTTGCTATGTCATCACGCAACTATGCTGAAATGTCATACTCCACAGATGCAATAACCTGGACTGTTTCATCAACCATATCAGGTAGAAAATGGATTCCAGCGTATGGAAATGGATCATTTGTTGCGGTAGCCCCGAACTATAATCTATCCGCTATTTCTGCAAATGGAATAAATTGGTCTACTGGAACTATGCCTTCCGCAAATTGGAAAGATATTGAATACGGTAATGATAGATTTGTTGCAATAGCATATAATTCAGATCAATCAGCCATATCTCAAGATGGCTTTGTTTGGACAGCGACCACATTACCCTCAGGCGCCTACCGCTGGCATAGTTTAAACTATGGAAATAATACATTTTATGCTATAGGTGCAATAATAAACACAAAAAATGTTCTCATTGCTTCTTCTACAGATGGCATCGCTTGGACGGCCACAACAGTATCAACAAGTATGACTAATGGTGCATGGCGTCTATCTGTTTATGGAGAAATAGTAAGTGAAAATCAATATCCAATAGCAGAACAGATCAAAGATTTACAATTAGAATTAAGGTCAACATCAACAAAAACAATTATAACGTCCCAACTAGCCCCCGCTGGAGGTAATGACGGAGACATTTGGCTACAATATTTTCTATAAGGATATATTATGACTGCATATGCAAAAGTTGGCGGAACATGGCAAGAACTTAACCCTACTAATGTAAAAATAGGATCTACTTGGTATCCCGTTGATAAGGGTTATGTCAAAGTGGGTGGAGCGTGGCAAGAATTTTATTCTGCAGTTTTCGTTCCTGAAATGTTTGCTACTGTGCAAGTGCCAGGTCCCTATCCAAATACATCTTCACTCGCTGCTACCTCTAGTAATGGAGTAAGGTGGACTGCTAGAACACTTCCAATAAACCAAAGTTGGAGTTCTGTCTCTAATGCCAACAATATCCTTTTTGCTTTGCCATATTCATCAACTACTGGGGCCCTCTCTACAGATGGCGTAACTTGGACCGCCATTCAGTTGCCAGCCTCAGGTAGTATTTGGTATTCAGTAGTTTACGGTAATAATCTTTTTGTTATTGTAGGAAATAACTTTGGATTAGGGTATTCTACAAATGGAGTAACCTGGACTAACAGAACAATGCCAACTTCTGGTGGATGGAGGGACGTTGCCTATGGGAATAATGTTTTTGTTGCTGTTAGACAAACTAGTTCTGTAGTAGCAATTTCTACTAATGGTACAACCTGGACGCTTAGTAGTACAATGCCATCTAGCAGCGGTTGGAATTCCATCGACTATGGCAATGGCACATTTATTGTTACATCAAGATATAGCAATTTTGTCGCTGCGTCTACTAATGGCACAACATGGACGCTTAGAACTTTGCCAATAAATATGGATTGGCAGTCAATTGCTTATGGAAGTGGTAGATTTGTTGCTGTAGGAATTAATTCCTATGGAGCAACTACCTCTACTGACGGAATAACCTGGACGGCTGTAACATTGCCTAAAAGAATGTCTCAGAGGGTATCTCATAACAACGGGGTATTTGTTGTTACGGGATCAGGTACTTCCACCGCTATCTATTCTACTGATGCTGCAACTTGGACCATTAGATCATTGCCAGCATATGGCAATTGGTTGTAATATTTTTTTAAATATTGGAAATGCTGTATAATTGACAAATAAAAATAATGGTTGGAGAATGAATGCAGCATTATAAATTCGCACCCTATTCTATAGCAGCGACAACATTTATCCAACGCGAAAAAATGACTAGAAACATACCAGGAGTATTGAGATAATGAGCCTGTGGCTGGGTATATTAGGTGGGCAACAACAACTTGACTTTACTCCCGTTTTTTTTGCAGTAGCAAACTCCTCTGACACATCCGCAGTCTCCTCAGATGGCATTACATGGGTTGTTGGTACAATGCCATTACCAGGAACACCTTGGGCTTGGACTGGTTTCGCTTATGGTAACGGTACATTTGTTGCTGTGGCTTATGCTAACGCAGCCTATGCAGGATCTTCAGCAGACTGTTTAAATTGGACTGGCAGAACAATGCCATCAAATGAAACTTGGTTTTCCGTAGCCTATGGCAATGGTACATTTGTTGCTATAGCAACCAAACGTGCCGCCGCTGCCACTTCCACAGACGGCATAACATGGACTGCTAGAACGATGCCATCAGTTCAGAATTGGAGACCTTTAACCTATGGCAATGGTACATTTGTTGCTATAGCATACCAGACCGCCGCCGCTGCCACTTCCACAGACGGCATAACATGGACTGCTAGAACGATGTCATCAAGTCGATGGTGGACCTCTGTCATCTATGCCAGCGGCAAGTTTGTTGCTGTATCCGTTGGCGCAGGAGCCGCAACTTCAACAGACGGTATTACATGGACTGATAGAGCAATGTCAGTAAGCATAACCTACCGAGGACTCGCCCACGGTAACGGAACGTTTGTTGCTGTTGGAACATCATATAACTGTGCCACTTCAACAGACGGCATTACCTGGATTACTAGAACTATGCCATCATTTGAGCATTGGGAATCTATTGCATATGGAAATGGCATATTTGTTGCTTCAGTCGGCACCCCTGGAGGCAGCAACGCCGCTGCCACTTCCACAGACGGCATAACATGGACTGCTAGAACGATGCCACTAAGTAGACAATGGAAGTCCATGCTCTCAATTAATCAATAATGATACAATATTTTCAACGATTGGATAGTTAATGCAGCATTACGACATTCTCATAGCAACACCTGGCGCTATGATGGAAGCACAATATGTAAAAAGTTTAGTAAATACCCTCGCAGAATGTGATAAAAGAGGGCTAACTTATAAGTTTCTTAATGCCTATGGGTCACTTGTTCATCATGCCCGTGAATTAACGTGTAGCGGTGGCGAGGGAATGGAATTGAATCCAGACCATAAGGGTCCAATGGGAGATAGAGTAACCTATAACAAGATCTTTTGGATAGATTCAGATATTTCGTGGGAACCCTGGCAATTTTTCAAGATCTATGATTCAGATTATGATGTATGTACAGGAGCATATTTGCTGGCAGATGGAATTACCACATCTGTCCATGCCTGGGGTAAAATTGGAGGAATTCCAAAGCATGAAATCATGCAAATGACCGAACCCTTAAAGGTACAAAGTATTGGTTTTGGTTTTGTAGCCATGAAGTCTGGCGTGTTTGAAAGACTAGAAAGGCCATGGTTTAAGCATTATTTGCAGGCGGTACAAAGAAGCGACGGCACAACAATAGAAGATTCACTAGGAGAAGATATCTCCTGGTGTATCAATGCTTATAAGGCGGGAATAGATATTATGTTTGATCCTTCCGTTTTAGTAAAGCACATGAAGAAAATACCAATTTCATGGTAAAATATACATTGATGGAGGTGAAAAAATATGGCAAATAGATATGAAATTGAAGAGGGTACACACGCCATTCGTGTATATTATGATGGCGCTGATGTTCCAGGTCTTTATCAACCACATTGGCCCAACGGTATGCCATGGGCTAGCGCAGAAGAAGCAGAAGAATGGGCACAACTATTCATTGCATCTATTGAAGATGAGGCTGCTCCTTACGCCCCAGGTGGTCCAGGGGAGCCAGGAACTCCAAAGCCAACTCCAGAAGAGATTGCAGCAATGCAGGCTGAAATGGAGGCTAGAGAGGCTGAAATGGAAGCACTCCGCAATGCTGAACTTCCACCAGCAGAATAGTTTTATATAAAATCATATTGGCTAGGGCTTGATTTGTCCTAGCCTTTATGATATTATTGAGCAGAATAGATGGGAAATCAATGGATAAAAAGTTCTTTTTCATGGCTGGTCTGCCGCGCTCAGGTAGCACCATGCTATCTTCAATATTGAATCAAAATCCAAATGTTTATGTGTCTCCACAATCAGTATTACCAAATACTTTGGGGGCGATGTATAATCAATATCAGAGCAAGGAGAATAAAGATTCTGACCAATGGGATAGTATTTATCGTGTAATTGATACTGTTATTCCAACATTTTATGGTGGGCATAAAGAAAAATATATCATTGATAAGAACTTTTCTTGGCTAGATCCGCACCCATATGTTATTCTTGAGCATCATCTCAAGAATCCTATTCGTGTCATTTGTCCCGTTCGAAACATCTTAGACATTCTTGCATCATGGAACAGGCTTTGTGAAAATGATCCTAAAAATTCATATGATCCAGAGATAAACAAGGTAGATAGAACAAAGAGGCCGATGGCAGATAAAAGAGCAGATTACTTCATGACTATGGGCGGGGATGAAAATGGAATTCGCAATAGCATAGAAGGAATAAAAAGAATTCTTTATCCAGAATTTAAAGACAAGATCATGCTCGTTGATTATGATGAACTAACAACCAATACAGAAGAAACTGTAAAAATGGTGTATGATTTTCTTGAGATCCCACACTTTGAGGCAGATCTAAATAATCTTTCTACTCCACACATCTACACAGATCATTGGGGAGTAAAGGGGCATCATAGAGTAAAGAAAACAGTTGAAAGAGAGAATTATATCCTAGAAGATATTTTTTCTCCATCTATCATCAAGAAATATTCAGGACTAGAATTTTGGAAGGAAATCTAATGGAAAACGTATTCCCCTGGGATAACAATAATTTAGGCGGTACAGAAGTAGCAATAAAATGGTTTCATAAAAACGTATTACCAGAAATAAAAAATATTAGAGATTATCGATGTGTTTCTGTTCCAGGTGCCCCACAGCCATTAGAAGAACTGTTCGACGGGCAGAGAAATATTATTTGGCTACACCTTACTCCAGATCAGGTAGACGATAACGGCATGAATGTCCTAAAAAGACAGGATTTCCTTGATACGGTAGATCACTTTATAGTGCTGTCAAACTTCCATAAGAAGCAGACAGCCATACAATTAGGCATTAACCCAGATATGATTCACGTTGTTGAATATCCTCTTTACGGTGCTGAGTTTAATAAGTCTAAGTTTGATAATGTTGATAAGGTGAAGATTATTCATGCTTCTCAAGCCGTCCGTGGTCTTGAGGTTCTTTTGCAGGCAACTATGCAAATAGACGACGATTTTGAACTAGATATCTATAACGATTTCTACCCTGAACAATATGACAATCCAGCACTAGATGAATTGTTGAAGGATGAAAGAATTACATTCTATGGAAAAACTCCTAGAAATACATTGATGAAGAAGTTTGCTGATTCTCATATTCATGCATATCCCTCAATTTTTGAAGAAACAAGTTGTCTTGTTCAGGCAGAAGCACTAGCATCTGGCAATCTATGCGTATATAGCAATGTTGGAGTATTGCCAGAAACATCGCGGGGACATGGAATGATGGTTGACTTTACCTCTAAGAGATCAATGGAAGAACTTGTATCTGAATATGCAGATGCTCTAAGAGAGGCCATTTCATTGGTAAAGAATGGCGAATTTGATCCATCAGAGCAAATAGAAGACATTTTAGAATATCGAAATCCTGAAAGAATCGTTCAGCAATGGCTAGAGTTTGATAAAAGCCTAGGAGAGTAATGAAGTCTCTCGTTACTGGTGGTGCTGGATTCATTGGATCTCATTTAGTAGATAGACTTATCAATATTGGTCACGAAGTTGTTGTTATTGATAATGAATCTGCTGAATCAAATTCTATGTTCTATTGGAATGATAATGCCAAAAACTATAAATTAGATGTATGTGATTATGAAAATACAAAAGATTTATACGCTGGCGTAGACTATGTTTTTCATTTGGCAGCAGAAGCAAGGATTCAGCCATCCATCGGAAACCCTCTTCCAACAGTAAATTCCAATTTTATTGGAACTACGTCTGTTCTAGAAGCCGCGAAAAATGCTGGGGTAAAAAGAGTAATTTATTCCTCAACATCCTCATCATATGGAAGAAATTCAGTTCCTAACCATGAAGATCAGCAAAATGATTGTCTGACTCCATATTCTGTATCAAAAGTAGCGGGGGAAGATATGTGTAAAGTCTATTACAAATTATATGGACTAGAAACTATATCCCTAAGATATTTTAATGTATATGGAGAAAGACAGCCCATAAAAGGAGAATATGCTCCAGTTATAGGACTATTTCATAGGCAATTAAGTAATGGGCATCCAATGACAGTTGTTGGAGATGGAACACAGCGCAGAGATTTTACTCATGTAGATGATGCTGTCGATGCAAACATTTTGGCGGCAACTAAGGATATAGATAGCAAACACTTTGGTACTATTTTTAATATTGGTAGAGGAAAGAATTATTCTATCAATGAAATAGTGGAACTCTTTGGCGGAGAATCAATAAATATACCAGCAAGACCAGGAGAATCAAAAGAAATATTAGCATCTAACCTAAAGGCCAGGGCCGTTCTTGGGTGGGAACCAAAAGTTCACCTTAAAGACTATATACAGTCATTAAGAAATAATCAATAATGAGCAAAATCTAGTGATGATATAATATTAATATGGCTTTTCCCGCTAACTATACAATTAATTACTATCAGGGCGACACATTTCAATTCGTTATTCGTCCAAAATCCTCTGCTGGAGATGTTTTTCCAGTAACTGCTGAAGAGTACAATGCATATTTTAGAATTGATATAGAAAGAGGAAGAGAAGACGGCAGCGGCATTAATGCCCAGACCTCTATTGGGGACAACTCTATTACATGCACAATAACCCCAACTGTAGGAAACCTACTTTCTCCAGCCAACACATACTTTTATGATGTATCAATAGAAAGCAAGGTAGATAGTTCAATTGTCTATACACTATTGACGGGGACTATTTCAATCACAGCGGATATAGCAGCAGGAGCATAATGACTGTTTTTGATGTAATTGTAAATACTGATGATATTGTTGTTCTTGGGCCACCAGAAAATATAGATCTTGCTATATCGGTTGGTGAAAAAGGGGACAGAGGAGCAACATTTTTCACGGGTCTAGGAAATCCAAATATCGTTCAAATTTCTGAAAGTGTATTCGGAGAAAACTCTAGTCCAATTGCAGGAGATATTTATATCAATGCTGCAGTAGGACCAGAATACGGATGGATTTATATTTATAATCCAAAAGTTTTCGGTAGCCAATGGGATCAAATTCTCAAGTTGTCTCCATCTATTTTTGCTAAAAATGCTCAGATGACTTTTAGCGGCGGGGAGGCAACAATATCAATTCCACTATCACAGATACTTCCTTCTGACATTGTGCAAGCAAATCCAGATAACTATGTTGTCACCATGTCTGCCATATCTACTAACCCACAATCACTATCTATTAAAAGTAAAACAATTACATCAGGAAACCTTAATATTGTCTTATATTGTCTTGAGTACAATATTTCATCAGAGTCCTGGCAATTATTAAATAATGTGCTAGAAGTTTCATTTAACATTGTAGTGATATAATTTTTTTAGTGATTTAATATGTCAAAGTCAATCGGTCAGTCCTATACAAGTTTAGTCCCTTCTTTTTCAGATGATGCTTCTATTGAAGAAGCGTTTAGCATGTATCACTATGGAATAGAAAATTGGCAACCAGGACAGCAAATTTCTCAAAATAGCATAGAAGGAGCATTTGTTTCAGTTAATCAAAGGGTGGACAATGTTGAATCTCAAATCCAAACCATTTCTGGAAATTTCGTTCTGACTATATCTCCGACAGCCTCTCCAAATACTATTACTCCGCAATCAGCGTCTACCACCCCTCTAACAATTAAAGGTGTGGCATCGCAGACTGCAAATTTACAAGAATGGAAAAATTCATCAAATTCAAATGTTCTAGTTGTTTCTCCATCTGGCAGCGTTGCCTCATCAGGATATTTATCCGTTGGCTCTTCTGTTCTGCCATCAACAACAGCCATGTCTGTTGTACTTGCTAATTCTTCACACAAAGGAATAGTAGTTAGATCGGCTTCATCTCAAACTGGTAACCTTCAGGAATGGCAAAATAGTTCTGGAAATGCAGTTTCATATATAGATAACAATGGTGTTCTTATAACCACAACATCAAATTTATCAAAATCTTCATCATTTACTCTTGCACTCACAGATGCTGGAAAATTGATAATAATGAATTCATCATCCACACAAACAATAACCATCCCATTAAACTCTTCTGTCAATTTTTTAATTGGAACAAAAATAGATTTTGTTCAATATGGATTAGGAGAAATAGTATTTTCTCCTACATCTGGAGTAATATTAAGTTCTAGTAGCAATAAGAGAAAAATTAACGTAAGATATTCGGCAGCCTCACTTGTCAAAATTGGAACAGATGAATGGATTCTTGTCGGCGCTCTATCATTATAAATCATAAAACTGTTCATTATAGATTATCAAGATGGTATAATTTAAAATATGGCGTCTGGATCAACGACTAATTATGATTTGCCATATCCAGTCCCCTCTGACCCAGTAAATTTCACAGAGGACATGGAGGCTCTTGCCGTTGCCATAGAAGCAACTCTTCCAGGATTTGTGGCCCAGTCGCAATTATCAGATCATTTGTTAGATACCACAAATGTCCACGGAATTTCCAATACCTCTAATTTAGTTTATACAAATGCAACATCATTAATAAATGCATCTGGCAACCCTGTAAGTGTTACACAGAATCAGGTTACAAATTTAATATCGGACCTAGCATTAAAAGCCCCCATTTCTTCTCCACAGTTTACTGGAATTCCTCAAGCACCAACAGCACTATCTGGAACAAATACTGATCAGATTGCAACAACTCAGTTTGTTCAAACAGCCGTTACTGGAACAGGTCAGGTTCCATCAGTTTCTGGGCAAGCAGGAAAGTATTTATATACCGATGGAACAAATGCATTCTGGCAAGAATACCAAGATACTCAGTTGCCATCGGTTATTGTTTCTACAAATACTGTAGAAATACTAGATTCTTTCGACGGTAATGCTTATAGGAGTGCTGAATATTTAATTCAGGCAGATCAAGCAAATACATCAAAAAAGACTTTGTTAAAAATGTTGATTATACATGACGATTCTCAGGTATATCAAACTACTTATGGAATTATAGAGGTGGGCTCTACAAGAATTCCAATGGAAGTTTTTGCTACTATAAACAACTTTGTAGTGGATCTAAAAGTTGAAATACAAGACGCAGATACCGATAATGTTCAACTTGAAATTGTAAGAACATTAGTAACAGTATAAAATCATCTAGCATTGACCAATGTAAAAAAAATTGGTATACTGATGACTTATTATTAAAATCAAAAGGGACGGTGTTGTTATGTCATTCATTGACGAAAATGGATCAATTTCAGATCCATACAGAAATTTTATTCATGTTTCAAGATACTCAAGATGGCTTGAGGATAAAGGTAGAAGGGAGACATGGGTAGAAACTGTAGATCGTTATATGGATTTCATGAAGTCACATTTGATTAATAATTTCAATTACCCAGAAAATGATATTAAGTTTGCACAGGTGAGGGATGCAATTCTTAATCATCGCGTTATGCCATCTATGCGTGCTCTGATGACCGCAGGACCCGCATTGGAAAGGGACCACATCGCAGCCTACAACTGCTCTTTTATCGCGGTAGACAGCCTGAGAGCCTTCGATGAGGCCATGTATGTGTTAATGAATGGCACAGGTGTTGGATTCAGCGTAGAGCAGAAATATGTTGCACAACTTCCAGTAATTGCTGATGAATTTTACCCAACTGACACAACGATTGTTGTTGCTGACTCCAAACTTGGCTGGGCAAAAGCATATAAGGAACTAATTGGTCTTTTGGTTACTGGGCAAATTCCACAATGGGATATGACTCAGGTTCGTCCAGCAGGAGCCAGACTTAAGACATTTGGTGGTCGTGCATCAGGACCAGAGCCATTAAACGATCTTTTTGTTTTTACAGTTGAACAATTTAGAAATGCAGCAGGCCGCAGATTAAAGCCAGTAGAAGCACACGATCTTATGTGTAAGATTGGCGAGGTAGTTGTTGTTGGTGGTGTTCGTCGTTCTGCTCTCATCTCACTATCTAATCTTGATGACTTTGAAATGGCTAAGGCTAAGTCTGGTCAATGGTGGGAACAAGAGCCACAAAGAGCATTGGCAAATAACTCTGCAGTTTACAACATGAAACCAAATACTGCTCAGTTCTTGCGTGAATGGCGCAATCTCTATGAATCAAAGTCTGGCGAGCGTGGTATCTATAATATGGATTCTGTTCGCAAGCATATTGATAAATTTGATCGTCGTGATTCAAGCAAGGTTATGGGAACAAATCCATGTGGAGAAATTCTTCTTCGTCCCAATCAATTCTGTAATCTTACTGAGGTTGTTATTGACGAGGCAGACACAAAGGAAACTCTTGCAGAAAAGATTCGCATTGCATCTATTCTTGGAACATGGCAATCAACATTAAGCAATTTCAAGTATATTCGTAAGTCATGGAAAGATAATACAGAAGAAGAAAGACTTCTTGGCGTATCGCTTACTGGTATTTTTGGCAATAAATTGACGGGTAAGATTCATAAGGATCTTGCTCCAATGCTAAACGAACTAAGAGATCACGCTGTATCAGTTAATAAGGAAGAAGCAGATGTATTAGGAATTGAGCATTCTGCTGCTGTTACCACGGTAAAACCTTCAGGAACTGTTTCTCAATTGACGGGTGTTTCATCTGGCATCCACCCCTGGTATTCTGAATATTACATCCGTTCCGTTCGCGCTGACAACAAAGATCCTTTGACACAATTCCTTAAGGATTTTGGTGTTCCAAATGAACCAGACGTTATGAAGCCAGAGGCAACTACTGTTTTCTATTTCCCCATCAAGGCTCCTAAGGGCGCGGTAGTCACAAAGGATCTAACTGCTATTGAACACCTTGAGGTCTGGAAGGTATACCGTGAAAATTGGACAGAGCATAATCCATCAGTAACAGTAAACATTCATGAAGATGAATGGTTAGATGTTGGTGCATGGGTATATAACAACTTTGATTCAATTGGTGGAGTTTCATTCCTTCCCGCCTCAGAGCATTCATATAAGCAGGCTCCATATCAGGAAATAGGCAAGGAAGAATACGAGCAAATGGTGGCAAAGATGCCATCCCGTATTCCATGGGAATCGTTGCCACTCTATGAACTAGAAGACACCACTACTGGCTCACAGGATCTCGCTTGTGTCGCTGGAGCATGTGAAGTAGTAGATCTTGTTCAAACTGCATAGGTCGGAGGGCTTGGCGGGGGTAGTGTATGAGGCTACCCCCGTCTTGCTATAATTAACATATGTCTGTTTCTTCTAACCAATACGCTACAAAAATATTTTCTGAGCACCCAATAGCATGTTGGCCCCTAGACGATGATGTTTCTTTTCTATCTATAATTTCAGAAGAAGAAAGAGATATATCAAATCAAACTTATTGGACTAGGCAAGATTGTTCTGTATCCACAACAACGAGTCCACCAAAATTATCTCCATTTGCATCACCTGATTATTATGTAATAACTGGTGATATATTACAAATAACTCAAAACAACAGCATGTTTTCTGTTGAACTAGATGATGGCATATCTTCTTCTGCTTTTTCAGACAGACTTTCTAATTTTTCCATTAATCTTTTCTCATACATACAATCTCCATATATTACTTATGCACAGGTGGGCTTTAAATATTGGGATGACTTATCAAGCCAATTCATAGAAAGTTATCAAAATTTTTCATTAGTTGAAAACGCCTGGAATAGAATAGACGCATCACTTAATTATCCAGAAACAACTAATCCAATTGATATATTCATCAGATTCTTTGCAGATCCAGGCGGGGTAGCGGGAGATTATGATGTAATTGTCAATGGTCTATCTGTTGGTCAATCATCAAGAAAAACTTCTTCAATAAGTTTAGGTTCCTTTTCTCAACAACTTCCACCATCAACAGAACTGCAAGGTGTTGAGGGAATACCAGCAAGTCAGTATGGGGTCCTTGAAGAATATGCATATTATATCGTTGAGGACAACTTTCTTTTGGCAAAAAATATTGGAGTTCCAATGGTTTTTGGATCGGACAATTCTACGAAAATATTAAACTCTGAAAATGGAAAGCCATCCATAGTCATACCTGGCAAAAAAAGTTTTACTGACTACAATACAAAATCATCAAAAACTATAGAATTTTGGATGAGAATAAAGCCCAACAACAAAACTCCTCTAAGGATATTTGGACCGCTTGGCTCAGATTATGGCCTATATGTTTCTGAGGGTTTTATAACAATGAGGATGGGAAGCAAGGTGTCTGGATATAGTGTTGGTTCATGGTATAGACCAATGCTTATGCATTTCGTCATTGCACAAGAATCAAGTTACTTGCTGGTAAATGGTGAAAAGGTAATAGAAATAGAAACACAGGGCGAAGAATTAGAAAAAATAGAAAATGATTGGATGGGATTTTTTAGTGCCCCATCAGTAGATTTATTTGAAGTAGACTGTGTTTCCATTTTCCCCTATGAGGTTCCAATTAATGTTGCCAAAAGAAGATTTGTGTGGGGGCAGGCAACATCTCCTCAGAATATTATTGATGGTGCTACAGATGAGTCTCCAGTCGCAATAGATGTTTCTTCATCAATTCCTTCCGCAAATATTATCTATCCAGATAAAGAAAGATGGAATGCTGCATATTATGACAATTTGATTTGTAGCGACAGATCCTTGTCTGTTCCAGAATATTCTTTGCCAAATATATTTTTAAGTTCTAGAAATGAAAATCTTTGGCTCAATGCAAATAAAAAAGTAAATGAAATAGAAAGTCTAGAGCAAAAAACATTCTTTACATTTAGGCCAGGTGTTAGTGAAGATGGCCTTGAGTGGGAATTTGATAATCAAGAGTGGAATGAAAAGTCTTATCTAGAATTTGACTCTTTAAACTTTATAACCAACAAGGTTTCTTGTATTTATGGAGTTTTTAAGACCGCTGCAGATATTCCCGAATCAAGACCGCTAATACATATCTACAATAATTTATTAAGAAAAAGATTTGAAATAAATATAGAAGGCAGCGAACTCAAATATATTTATGATGGTAACGAATTATTTTCTGAAACCATTAATCAGAGCAACTACATAATTGCTGGAATAAATATTGAGAAAGTCATACAATCCTTTGGATTAACAATGGCATCGTTTTTCAATTCTTTTGACAATATCTCTCTTTATGTCGGCGGGGCACCAGATCTAGATGACCAAACATACGGAACCTTTGAGGGCAAAATATTTAGGCTGTCTATATCAAATTCTTTCAATTCAAATGATATTTTGCAATATTTTAATGTACAAGGATTCTCTTTACAAACAGCAAATGATCTTTTGGACTACTATGCTACATATTCATTATTGCCATATGAGGAATATGGGACATTCTTCTTAGACGTATCCGTGTCTGCTTATTGGGAAGAATACTATCCACTACAATTCTTCTCTAAGTATGTGACCAATAGGGATGAAACCCTGTCATATGGCTTTGACTTTTTACAATTCAATATAGATTATCCATCAGTCACAGATAAGTATATTTCTAACCAGGACCTTGGAGAATGGGAAAACTACCTAGACTTTGATATTGAATATAGTTATCCAACATCATTCTCATACGATCTGCTGGACGACATTTATGACAACTATCAAGACATTGAAGATAGAAAATCAGACACCCTAGTTATAGATCCAGCAAACTCTTCAATAAATATGTTTGCAACATTTCAGTTATTGGCAGAGGGGTGTAATGAGCCACTAAAAAACTTTCCCAATACCAAAAAGATATATGGTCAATATATTGTAGATGCAACTAAAGAAGAAAGTTCTGCAGATCCATATAAAGCATATAAAACAAAGTTTGAGATAACAGACAATGTAATAATATATCCTCCAAACAGAATATCTTTTGAGAATGTTGCAATTGTTTTGCATTTTATCGTAAAGCATGATAAGGCTATAACCAATAAACTTAGTATTACGAAAATGTCTCTATTTTCTCGCAGCCTTGATTTTGTTGAACCAAATAAAGTTCCAACAGTTTTTGACAAAAACATTTATCCAGCAACTAAAAGCGGTATATATTTGAGATATAAAGAGAAAAATCCATATTCTTTGTCAAAAGAATACTATAAATATTTATACTTAACAGAAAATGGCGGAATAGAGGTCTTAAATAAAAGTTCAGAAATTAAGGAATATATTACTATAGTTCCAATTAATGAAAATAAAAAGAGCGACTTTTCTGTCTCTGCAATACAATTTTTTGTGAAAAAGTCTAGCGTGCCAGACTCCCTTTCTGAAATATTTTTAGAAATAGATTCAAATAATAAAAAATTAAAGTTTATTGTAAGCACGAACAATGATGGAGAATCTATAATTTCCTGTGTTGACAAATTAAATAATTTGCCGTATAGAGATGTTTCATATTACCAGAATGCCATACAGGTTTCAAATATAGTTTTAGATAACCAAGAATGGAATCTAGTGTCTATATTTTTTGACACAACATTAGATTTCTCTGGATATACGGGATCATTAAGTCTGTTTTCTGGTGCTAGATTTGACAATATATCTTTTTATTCTCCAAGACAACTTGCCTCATTTTTCCAAAATGTTGTGCGCCCCTGGTCAAAGGTATATGAGGATGATGAGGAAAACATCCTTGATTGGCAATATTGGTATAACGATGGAACAAATGAAAGAATTTGGCAACAGGTATATGTTTATAATGAAAGAAAGCAATACTTTCTTAGTCCAAAGGAAATTGCTCAAAAATACTTTGGTACAAATAAAAGTATCGTAGACGATAATTCTGGTATCAGAATCAATAACTCATCTGAAGCATTCGGCGTTTATATTGACAGATCATGGTCATCCTTTTCCATAAAACCAGTATAATCTGGTACAATTGTGGTTATGAGTAACACTAGAAAAGCAAAAATTGGCACAACAAAGATCACGCAAATTGATAAGGGTACGGGCCAGCGAGCCATGTTTGGCTATGAGTGGGGACTATATTTTTGGAGATTGCCCGATGGACACCTTTTTAAAGATGATGAGGGTAGGATGCTTAACATCCCATCAGTAAAAGGAGACCTTGGTCAAATGGCAAAATTGCGTCAAGCAGCAGCGCATTATGGTCAGCCAGACGGCGAGCCATGGTTCTATGCTGGTGTAAATCGTGCAACAGATGAAGAGTATGCAGAACAACTTGATAGACTTAATGAAGGGCTGCTTCCAACAATGAACGATCTAGGTGCTGTACAGGCTGCCAAGAAGACCGCTGAACTCTATGGAGATGCTGAGTAATGAGTGAACTTTTTATTGATGCAAAAATGGCAGAACAAATAATTCAGAATGAATTTGCTAGTTCTGATCCATTTTCAAAATCATGGTCAGAACTTTCCTCTTTAAATGGATTGAATAAAAACTTTAAGAGAAGAGTTTCAAGAACTGAAAAAGCAAATTCAACAATTACCAATATCCCAAGATCTTCAAGTGGTGCAATTGATCCAAGATATCTAAGTGAATCAAAGGCCGTCAATCAGGGACAATCTAAAGAGGCTTCATCAAAACAGATCAATCCTGGTCAGGTATATAGAAATGGATATGGAATATTTGACCTGATTACGCCTCCATATAATCTTTATGAACTTTCTGCATATTACGATACATCATTTGCAAATCATGCAGCAGTAGACACAAAAGTTGCCAATAGCGTTGGTCTAGGATATGAACTTCAAATGACTCCAGCAACAATGATGAAACTAGAAGCAATGGAAAACGAGTCTGCAAAGAATAAGGCCAGAAGGCGCATTGAGCAAATGAAAATGCAAATGGCGGATTGGCTAGAAAGTTTAAACGATGACGATAGCCTAACAAAAACCTTAGAAAAGGTTGTTACAGATATGCAGGCAACAGGAAATGGATACATTGAAGTTGGAAGAACTGTAACTGGTGAAATTGGTTATGTGGGTCATATTCCAGCAACAACCATGAGAGTAAGAAGAATCCGCGATGGATATATTCAGATCATTGCTGGAACAATTGTTTATTTTAGAAACTTTGGTGCGACAAATTCAAATCCTGTAACAGACGATCCAAGACCAAATGAGATTATCCACCTAAAGGAATATTCACCCCTCAACACATTCTATGGAATCCCAGACATTATTTCTGCCATGACTTCTTTGCAGGGCGATCAAATGGCAGCCAGATATAACCTTGATTATTTTGAAAATAAGGCTGTTCCAAGATACGTTATTACTGTTAAAGGTGCGAAACTTTCTCCAGAAGCAGAAGACAAACTTTTTAGATTTTTCCAGACAAGCCTAAAGGGGCAAAGTCACAGAACTCTATACATACCCCTTCCTGGAGATAGCGAAGGAAATAAAATTGAGTTTGAAATGCACCCAGTAGAGAATAGTGTTCAGGAGGCTTCATTCGATAAGTATCGTCAGCGTAATAGAGATGATATTCTTATGGCACATCAGGTTCCTTTGTCTAAACTCGGTGGAGTGGATGGATCTTCTATGTCTGCAGCCATGAGTCAGGATAGAACATTTAGAGATCAGGTAGCAAAGCCATTGCAGGAATATGTAGAAAAGGCAATTAATAAAATAGTTAAAGAAAAGACTGACGTTCTTGTTCTTAAATTCAATCAGGCTAGCCTAACTGACGAAGTTGCCCAATCTCAGATTTACGAACGATATGCAAAGATTAAGGCCATGATGCCAAATGAAATTCGTGAGCAAATTGGTTTGCCACAAATGGATGGCGGAGACACCCCACTTGAACTTACTGCTAGACAGGCAACAGATGCGAGAGCAAATGTTCGCGGAACAAGAGCAAGGGATACTGAAAGATCCAATAATCAATCAGATGGCCCAGGAGCAATAACGGGAAGAAATCCCAAGGGCGAAGGTCCAAAAACTTCATAATATCACAATATAAAAAATATATAACAAATGGTGTATAATTGTAAGTGATATGGAACTAAATAAATCGCATTGGTCTACAAAAGATCAAAGAATCAATCTTTCCATGCCTATCAGCAAGGTAGATAAAGAGCGCAGAATCGTTTCTGGCTTTGCCACCTTGGATAATTTAGATCGTCAGGGCGACGTAGTTCCAGCAGAAGCAAGCAAAAAGGCTTTCGAAAGATTTCGTGGAAATGTCCGTGAAATGCATCAGCCTATTGCCGTTGGCAAGATAGTGTCCTTCAAGGAGGACAAATATTTTGATCCAGAAGACAAGAAGTTCTATAATGGCATTTATGTTTCTGCATATGTAAGCAAGGGAGCACAAGACACCTGGGAAAAAGTTCTTGATGGCACTCTTACAGGTTTCTCTATCGGTGGGGAAATTAATGATGCAGACGATGTTTATGACGACGATATGAATAAGTCCTATCGTGTAATTAAGGATTATGATCTAAGCGAATTGTCTCTTGTTGACAATCCTGCTAATCAATTTGCCAATGTGATTTCTATTGAAAAGGCCGCAGATGGAAACCACCTTCATGGATATCTTTCAAAGGCCACCATTGAGAATGTTTTTTGGTGTAAGGGTGACGACGTTATTACAATGTCATTTAATGCAAATATTGCCTGCCCACAATGCGACAAGGCTATGGCAAACATTGGTTTTGTGGAAACAAATGATGGAGACAAAGCATCTGTAGTTAAGTCAATCATTTCTAAGGTAAAGAAATCAGAGATTCAAAAGGGAATCGAAGATGGCTCATTCGTAAAATTTGACGGTAATTATGGAAAAGTAGATCAAATTATTTTGCACGGTGGAGCCAGACTTTCTTCTGAAGAAGTTGCTGTATTGGCAAAAGCAGATGATCCAGTTGTAATCATCAAAGTTTACTCAGAAAATAACGGTACAATAGTTCCTACAAACCGTCGCGTTATTAAAAATATTTCTTCATTAGAAAAGGTTAATGCGATAAGTAAATCAGAGGTAAAGGAGGTTAGCAAGATGGACTCAGACATTGTTGTAGTAGAAGAAATCGAAAAGAGCGCAGATTTTGAGGGCGCTGGCAGCGAAGATCAAATTAATCCAGAACCCACCGCACTTCCCGTCGTAGAAGAAACTGTCAAAGCCGAACATGCAAATGGCGGCGGAATGATGGAAGAAGATGATGATGAAGATGAGGAAGAGGAAACGGTAGAGGCTGCCAAAGCAGAACAGCCAGAAGAAACTAAGGCAGAAGAGCCAGAAGTTGAAAAGGCTGAAGATTCAGAAACAGTTAAGATGATTAGCGAAATTAGCGAATCTCTCTCATCTGCGCTATCCACTCTTGCTGAAACAGTAAAGGCCCTTGATGCCAAGATTGAAGGCATTAACAAGTCCGTTGCTGGGGTAGCAAGCAAGGTGGAAGAAGTAGAAGAAAAGTTTGGAAAGCGCGTTGATGCTGTGGAAAAGGACACCGCTTTCCGTAAGTCTGCTGATCTTGGCGAGATCTTGCAGGAAGAACCAGTAATTGTGGAGAAATCCACATGGGGCGGTCGTTTCCTCACAAATGCCGACCTATTTTGATAAAAAGTAAAGAATACAGGAGGTGAAAGTCAAAATGGCAGAAGAAATTGTAAAGAACCAGCCAAGCGAAAGCGGTGAATATGGTCACCCAAATGATGGCCTATTCCAGGGTCAGGGTGCCGTTGCCGCAGGCGGCATTGGTGGTGTTACTGATCCCGCTTCTGGAGTAGTTGGAAATATTCCAAACGCAGAATATGGATCAACAGCAGGACCAAACGCCGTCAACCCATCTGGTGTTCCTGGCGGTATCCTTAATCCTGAGCAGGCTCGTCGTTTCATCGACTATGTTTGGGATGCTACTGTTCTCGCTCAAGACGGTCGTAAAGTTACGATGCGTGCAAACACGATGGAACTTGAAAAGGTCAATGTCGGAGAGCGTGTTATTCGCGCTGCTTCACAGGCCCTTGGCGAGTACACCAACGCTGGAGCAACCTTCACAAAGGTAGAACTTACCACAAAGAAGATTCGTCTTGACTGGGAAGTTGCTACAGAAGCACTTGAAGATAACATCGAAGGTGCAGCCCTTGAGGATCATCTAGTTCGCTTGATGACCAACGCTTTTGGTAATGATCTTGAAGATCTTGCCATTAATGGCAACGGAGGTGTAGATCCATTCCTCGGAATCATGGACGGTTTCGTCAATCAGGTAACAACTGGTGGCGATGCTCACGAAGCAGTCGTTGATATTTCTAACGGATGGACTCCACAGGTCATGCAGGAGATCGTTTACGCTCTCCCACGCAAGTACCGCGCCATTAAGAGCGGCCTTAAGTTCTATGCAGGCACCGATGTTTTCGCAAGCATCGTTGAGAAGAATGGCACACTTGCTGACGCAATCGCAGAAGCAGTTGCCCCATCACTCAGAGGCACCGATCAGTACACCAATGCTTACCTTGGTGGCGCTGGACAGACCTTTGGTGGTGCTCGTACCACGCGAGTTCTTGGCATCGACGTTCAGGAAGTGCCTTACTACCCAGCAGATTATGTGGATCTTACTTTCCCACAGAATCGCGTTTGGGGCTTCCAGCGTGACATTACAGTCAACCGCGAATACAAGCCTAAGAAGGACACCATTGAGTACACAATCTTTGTACGCTTTGGTATCACTTGGGAAGAACTTGACGCAGTTGCATACGCTGACAACAACCCATTCACTTCATGATAATTTGAATGTGATGCCTTGGGAGGGAGCCTAAAAACTCCCTCCCTTTGGCATATTCTGATATAATTGCATTAACAGGAAAGGTATATTTATGTCTGAAATAACAAAAGAAGAGCCAAAGAAGCCTAGAAAGCCAAGGGCTACAACAAAGGCTGCTGAAGAGACTAAGGTGATCAAGGAAGTTAGCGTAACTTCACAACAGTCTACTGTTATTAATGAAGATGGTCAAAAGGTAATTGCTGGTTCTAATAAGCAGCCAAGCAGAAATCCAGTATCCAATCTTTCTGCAAAAGAAGATAGCGGTGCAATTGGATCTAAGGCTGCAGACAATGCATTGAGAACAGCAGCCAAGAATCAGGAGAAGAAGCCAGAAGAAAAGAAGGACGAAAAGGTCGCTCTTTGGTCTAACAAGAATGTTAGATGGACTGGTACTGGAACTCTTGTTAAGGGCTACAATATTGTATCCAAGGAGGCTGCCGAAAAGTGGCTAAAGAGAGAGGGTATTCGCAAGGCTACCCCTGAAGAAGTTGCCACATACTACGGCAAGTAATAAATGGAAATAACTAGAGAGCAGCCATTTCCGCTTACTTTTACACAAGAAGGCTTTGATGCAAGCAGCAATTATGCTGTTACCATAATGGACGATCACTCTAATGATCTTTCAGAAATTCCAGTAACTAGCGATTCTAGTGGAGCAATCTCTACCCCTCTTCCATCATATTATTCAAGATATGATGATGAATATCGTGTAGAAATATATGAGTCTTTGGGCACCAATGAAGATGGTTCATCAATATTGGGAGATCTAGTATTTGTTGATACCCTTAGCATTTCCCGCCCATACTTTGATGTTACAACTCTTTCAGATGATGAAGATGAAATTGAAGAACTCAGACAATATGAATCAATTGCAAAATCTATCATAGACTCAATTACTGGCGGATTTCAATATAAGCGAGAAATGGTTGAAACTGTAGGCTTGGGAAATGATTATCTTGCATTGCCATATAGACTAAACAAAATAGTCAAGGTAGTTGAAAACAATATAACTGTATTTAATTCTGAAGATGAAGAATTTACCAATCTTAAGGATTATTACATCACCCCAGATCACGGCGCTATTAGCATTCCTATGCCCTACATTCCTGGAGGATATAACAGACTTCAATCAAAGCCAGTAACTCCACAGATGCCTGCATCAGATTCATTTACTCTTTACAATACAAATGATTCTCCAAACATTATTCAAAATCTTGCAGGCTCACCATTTTTTCCATCTGGCTGGGATTACACGATAACAGCAGAAATTGGATGGCCCGTTATTCCAAATGACATTAAGTATTGCACAAGACTATTGATTAATGATCTAAAGTGCAACAACCTTCCATACATAAACGCCTACATTTCTGAATACAAGAGTGACCAGTTCTCATTGAAGATTGAAAAAGAAGCATTCATAAGAGATATGACTGGAAACAGAATTGTTGACAGAATTTTGTCTGCATATGTGAGGCCAATTTATCATATCGGAGTGCTGTAATGGGAATTTTTGACACTACCTGCACAGATATATTTTTCCCTATGAAGTGCGATATTTACTATGCAACTGAAGATCAAGATAA